TAAATTTGAAATCAAAAAAGAAGAATTATCAAATCTTTATTTAGAAAAAACATTACCAATATCTAATATCGCACAATTTTATGGATGTTCGTATCATTTAATTTTAAAAAAAATTAAAGAATTTCATTTAAAAAGAGAAAATACAAGAAAGAAATATTTTTTCAATATTAATGAAATTAATACATGGTTAAAAAATGGAGAATCACAAAAAAATATTGCTGAAAAATATGGTTGTTCATATAAATTTTTAAATAAGTTCATAAATAAAAATAAAAATAATGAGTGATAATCGAATACCTATAACTCGTCTTTCCAAATTTTTTTCCGAAGACGATTTTAATTTTAATATTTTGGTAGGTCAGGAATATTTACACGGAGATTTAAACATGAAACTTGTTTTATACCGTGTCGACACTCAAAAAACCGACATTGATGATGTTTATACTGAGGTTGGTACAGATGAGATTAAATTCTTCCCACCTGTTGAAATTAATGGTTTAATTAAGATTGACGATTCTAAAAATTCAACATATAAAGGTGGATTAGTTAGATATAATGAACCGGGTAACTTAACCATTTCAGTTTATATCAAACATTTAGATGAGATGAAAGTTGATATAAAATATGGTGATTATATTGGTTATCCTGAATCTGAAACAAGAACAAGATATTATGTGTTAACAAATGATGGTAAAGTGGTTTCGGATGGTAAACATAAAATGTTTGGTTATTTACCATTTTATAGAACAATAACTTGTGCTTATGTACAAGACACACAATTTAGAGGAGTTTAAAATGGGAATACCTAAAAAAAGAAAAAACGATTTAAAAATATATTCTGAAAAGGAATTATTACCAAGAAGACAAGAATTGTTAGATTTAATTACTAAATCCGACACGTATCTTCCTGATAGTATATTACATGATGACTTAGATCGTGGAATGTTAGATTACGTTGAAAAGAATTTTGTTGTTATTTCAGAAGAAAAACAAATTCCAATTATTCCAAGAATATTGACAATTCAAAGATGGGGTGAAATTCAAAACACATGGGAATTCGTAGATGAAGATAGAAATATCACATTACCATTTGTTTCAATTGTTAGAAGACCTGATGTACAACCCGGAACAAATCCATCGGTACAAAGAACTATTCCCGATAGACACAGATTTCACTATGCGACCGTTAAAACATGGAATGGTGGTCAAATGGGTGCCGATGTTTATAAAATTCCACAACCAATTGCAGTAGATATCACATATGAGGTTTCAATAATTTGTACAAAGTTTAGAGATCTTAACAGATTTAATAAAATTGTTATGGAAAGATTTTGTTCAAGACAAGATTATACAACAATTAAAGGTCATTATGTTCCAATCGTTTTAGATAGTATTGAAGATAATACCCCAATGGAAACAGTTGACGGACGTAGATTTTATAGTCAAAACTATAAATTCACAATGTTAGGATTCTTAATTGATAGTGAAGAATTTGAAGTAAAACCCGCAATTAATAGGGTTCTTTTATTAACCGAATTTGTTGATGTTAAAGATTTTGTTAAATCATATATTGATAAAACAATAAGAATAACTGTTGCAACTTTCACAGCTGACGGAGTACAAACTGTGTTTAGTGTTGGTGAGACTATAAGTATGTTATTTACCGTGGCAGTAAACGGTTTAGTTCAAGAATTAGGTGTGGATTATTATTTCATTCAAGGAACATCTAAAATTACATTCGCCACCGCACCAATTGCTGATAGTATTATTACTATCACATATTATAAAGGAAAAAATTCATTTATTACCGATACACAAGGTAGACCAATTCAACTTAAAAATGAATCTTTTGTATATTCAAATTCTTTAACATTTACGTTAAGTAATGTAATTGATAGTGTAGTTACCGTTGAAATTAATGGTCTTGTTGAGGACGAAGGTGTTGGTTATGCCATATCATCATCAAATCAAATTACATTATTATCAACTCCTGTTAATGGTTCAAGAATAGGTGTGACTTATTTATACTAATATTATTCACCGTATAAGTCTTTTCTATTGTTTTTGGTCAATTCATCAATCATTTTTTCAATTACCTTAAACATCTTCAAACCTTTTACTACACAATACTTTTTTAACACCTCGTGGTGCTTTTCACTTATTTTAATATTCTTGTTTTTAATACTCATATATAAAGGATAATTAAGGATATAATAATATCTTTTATCTAAAAATACGAAAATCTTTGATAAAAATAAAGATATTTATTATAAAACAATAAAAAAAATTAATTAAACAAACATGGCAACAACAAACAGAGTATTCGTTTCCCCTGGTGTTTATACATCAGAAGTTGATTTAACTTTTGTCGCACAGAGTGTAGGTGTGACAACTTTAGGTTTAGTAGGTGAAACATTAAAAGGACCAGCGTTTGAACCGATATTGATTTCAAGTTTTGATGAATTCACAACTTATTTCGGTTCAACCTCTCCTGAAAAAGATGGTGTCGGAAATCCAAAATACGAATTGGGTTACGTCGCTAAATCATACCTACAAGAATCAAACCAATTATTCGTAACAAGAGTATTGGGTCTTACAGGTTATAAACCTTATAATAGTTTTACTATTACTGCGTTGGGTGGTGTTACAGTTAACACAACTACTACACCCTCATCATCAAGTGGTACTGTTATATTAAGTGCGGTTACAAGTAGTACATTTTATGGTGAACTTTCAGGAAAAACTGATACTAATGGTAATTCAATACCTACATTTATAACAGGTTTAACTCCAAGTCAAGGTGATTACTTTTATATTGGTGTAATTCCTTCATTTGGTACAACAGGTTTAACAGGTTCTCAAATTACGTCACCAATTGGTGAATACACTAATAAGAATTGGTTTAACGTATATTATAATCAAACAGGTGCTAATGATAGTACAATTGATGGGGTTTATTCATATAAATTTGTGTATAATACAGGTATAACAGGATATAATGTAACAAGATACAAATATACCGCAAGTTTAAATACAGATTATGCAAATATCGTTGTAGCATCATTAAGACCAAGAGGACATTATGATTCTGAAAATTTAATTTTAGAGGTTAGCGCATTAAATAGTGTTAAATTATCTTCAACTACATTAGGATCTGACCCGTTATCTGAATTTACATTAAATATTACTGGTAGTACGGGTGGAGCAAAATCATACACTTGTTCTTTAGATTTATTTAACACACACTATATTTCTAAAGTATTAGGAGTTGAGGTTTATGATAAATCATATAGTGATTTCCCATTATTTGTTCACGAAGCATATCCTAACTTGTTAAAAAATCTATTTGAACAAGGTTTAGTGAGAGGTGTCAGTACAACAATTGGTAGACACTTGGATACTGATGAATTTAATACACAATGGAATACCGCAGCGTCACCTTGGTTAGTTTCAGAAGTGCGTGGTGGTAAAGTGGCTGATTTATTTAGAGTGGTGACTATTTCTGACGGTGACGCTTCAAATCGTCAAGTTAAAATTACCATTATGAACATAAACTTGGATAGAGGTGAATTTGATTTATTAGTACGTGATTTTAACGATACTGATGATAACATGGTTGTTCTTGAGAAATATTCAAGATGTTCTATGGATTCAACATTACCGGGTTATATAGCTAAGAAAATAGGTACGTCAAATGGTGAATTCCCATTGGCATCAAAGTACATTATGATTGATATGGATGAAAATGCACCTTCAGATGCAGTACCTGCTGGTTTCAAAGGTTTTGAAAGTAATGGTAATTTTGGAACAGGAACTTTAGGTAGTTCATTTTATAAAACATCATATTTTGATGCGGGTGAAACCATTTATTACGATTCATTAGGTAAACCAATTCAAAGTTCTGGTGATAAATTCAGAAAAGTTTCTTTAGGTTTTTCAACTCAAACAGGTTTTAAATATGACAATGATTTAGTTGATTTTAAAGGTACAGGTGCATCAACAACAACATACGGTTTCCACTTATCAATGAACGCATCAAGTATAGTTGACATTAGTGGTAATTCAATTTACCAAACAACTACATATGATTTAGAAGGACAACCAGTAGGTGATAAATTAACTGATATTAACTATCGTAAATTTACATTGGCTTGTAGTGGTGGTTTTGACGGTTGGGATATATACAGAGATGTTAGAACATTTGGTGACCAATACGTATATGGTTTAAAACATTATGTTTCAGGTAACACAACTAATGGTGGGGTATTTAATGTTGATGCGGGTAATTCTGATTACTACGCTTTTTTACAAGGTATTAACACATTCCAAAATCCTGAAGCGGTTGACATTAATATATTCGCAACACCGGGTATTAACTTCTACGAACATGGTTCATTAACATCTCAAGCAATTGATATGGTTGAAACTGATAGAGCGGATTCACTTTATATTATAAATGCACCTAACTCAACTGTTATTGATAACGTTGAAGACATCATTAATAATTTAGATAATGCAGGAATTGATAGTAACTATTCAGCAGTTTATTGGCCTTGGATACAAATTAGAGATACCGACAACGCAACACAAATATACATTCCACCAACAGGTGAAGTTGTAAGAAATATTGCATTAACTGATAATGTATCATATCCTTGGTTCGCAGTAGCTGGTTATTCAAGAGGTTTAGTTAAATCAATTAAAGCATCTAAGAAATTAACTTTAGATGATAGAGATGTATTATACAAAGCAAGAATTAATCCAATCGCGACATTCTCTGATACCGGTACTATTATTTGGGGTAATAAAACACTTCAAGTTAGAGAATCTGCACTTGATAGAATTAATGTAAGAAGATTATTATTAAGAGCAAGAAAATTAATTTCAGCTGTTTCAGTTAGATTATTATTTGATCAAAACGATGATCAAGTAAGAAATGAATTCTTGAGATTGGTTAACCCAATTCTTGAATCAATTAAGAAAGAAAGAGGTTTATATGATTTCCGTGTAACCGTATCAAATGCACCTGAAGATTTAGATGCAAATACATTGAGAGGTAAGATTTATATCAAACCGACTAGAAGTCTTGAATTTATTGATTTAGAATTCATTGTTACACCAACATGTGCTTCATTTGATAATATCTAATATAATAAAAAAAATTAAATCCCTTGGAGAAATTCAGGGGATTTTTTTATAAAAAATACACTAGGTC